AATAAAAAAGAGGATGATCCTCCAGTATTCGATGTTGGTATAAAGAAAAAAAAGAAAGATTTTTCGGAGTTTTCCTTTAATTAGCTTGACACTATTGCCTAAATTTGAGATAATATAAGTGTAATGGTGGAGCTATATAGGCTCTTTTTGTTAATCTCAAATAAATGAGGTGATATGTATAAATTTATGCTGATAATATTGTCACTCGTAGTGGTAATTTTTTCAAGTTCCTGCGCCCCTTATCCAGTTGTGGCGACAATCCCTGTTAATAAAATTAGTGAAAAAGTAGGATTACCGTTTGGTACTGTCATAACTCTTGGTGGTAAAAAAATGATTGTAATCAGTCAAGAAAATGAAGAAGTAAGATTAAAACCCCACACTTCTGCAATTGTAAAACCCGCAATTGTAAAAGCAGATCTTCCAAAACCAGAATGGGTTAGTAAAACAGTTGTTACAGAAGGCGTAAAAAATGTTCAAGAGTGTCTCAATTTAAGTGGATGTCCTCAAGATACTAAAACAGGTGAATGTCTTGAAGGATGTGCTGAAGTTCAAAAAGTACGTGTTGAAATGACAGAAACAATCATTGATCCAGAAAAAATTACTGCAAATAATGCTTCAGATAAACTTAATTATAATTTGGTTTTAAATGCATTATTCCGTATTGATCATCCTGGTGTGCAACTTGAACAGGACTTTCCTCAATATTATGGAAAACCTGCTTGGATATGTGTAATGGCGAATTTTCTAGGTACTCCGCACTTTAGAATAGAACTTACAAAATTAATTTATTCCAACCCCCCCCTCCTAAAGATTTGTAATACAGCATGGTCCCACAATAGTGCTTCAAATAAATGGGTCGAACTCAAAAAGAAATACTCCCTTTAAGTAATCCTCAATTAGATAATATAATAAATAGTTAATGACTATTTATGTTTATATTACAGTACTTAGAGGAAAATGATCACTTTCAAAGATTTTTTGTTAGAATCTCAAGGTGCTAACAAGCATCTTGAGCATATAGAAGATGAAGTTTTAAATAGTGGATTTGATGGTGTGAAAAAAGCGATCACATATTTAAGTTCATTGGGATCAACTTTAAAAGGATCTTCTTCTAAAAAAATTAAAATAACAACCAAATGGGATGGAGCTCCAGCAATTGTTGCGGGAATAGATCCTGAATCTGGAAACTTTTTTGTAGCAACTAAGCATGGTGCATTTTCAAAAGTACCTAAATTAAATTTTTCAGATGAAGATGTTGATAATAATCATGAAGGTAGCTTACGTATTGACTTAAAAGAGTCTTTGAAATACCTTAAAGATATTGGAATGGACGGTGTTTATCAAGGAGATTTATTATATAGTCGTGCAAAACCTAAAACGTTACAGAATATAGATGGTGAATCACATATTGTTTTTAAACCAAATGTTATAACATATGCAATTAAATTAAGAAGTGAATTAGGAAAAAAGATAAATGCTTCACACTTAGGTATTGTTTGGCATACAAAATATACTGGTGAAAAAGTAAATCAGATGAATGCTTCATTTGATGTAAATGTTGATAACTTTACACAAACATCAGATGTATGGTTTAAAGATGCTGAATATGAAAAAATGGACGGAATAGCATCTTTTACTCAAGAAGAAACTGAAAAATATTTTAATGTGCTTTCGATGGCAGGTAGATTGTTTAGAAATCTTAACAAGAAACTGTTAGACGGTATAAAAGATGATAAATACTTAAATACACAGATTAAAGCATTTGCTAATTTTAAAATAAGACAAGGTATGCCCATAGGAAATGTTAATAGTCATGTTGTAGGTTTGATTAGATATTTACAAAATAAATTAGATAAAGAGGTTGAAAAATTAAAGACGGTAAGAGGTAAAGAAAATAGGCGTAAAAAAAATGAAGACATTTTAAAATTTTTTACTGAAAATAAAAATGCTTTGAAAAATATGTTTCAAATGCAAAATGTTCTTATAGCCGCTAAGATGATAATAATTAAAAAATTGCAAGATATTCAGCCCATGACAAAAACATTTATACAGACAGATAAAGGTTTTGAGATTACAAATCCAGAAGGATTTGTTGCAGTCACATTAGATGATGGAGCAGTAAAATTAGTAGATAGACTAGAGTTTTCTAGACAAAATTTCTTAGCACCAAAAACATTTGGGAGTAAAGCATAATGGAAGAATTAGAACAGGATCTTTTAGATAAATTAGGTGAATCTTATATAAAAATAGCATTGAATGAAGATGTTGATGCACGATTAAAAAGATTAGCAAGAGAAGGTTTAATTAAAAAAGAAGAATATGCATTGTTTCTTAAAACAATGAAAGATTTGGAAGACGAGAAAAAACCAACTCCTAAGCAAAGAATATTGATTATGCGGATTTTTGATAAATTGCTTGGTCTAATTATGGGCGATAAAGTCGTATATCAAAAGATATTACAGACCGTTAAAAAAGGCAAAAAAGACAAATCTAAAGTGAAAGAAGAAATATTTAGATCAACGCATACAGTCTTTGTTCATGAAGGTATAGAATATTACGTGACTGCTGAAAAAGAAATAATAGAAGTACCACTTTCATTTTAATAAATACTTAAAATGAAGAACTATAAAAATTTTTTAGTAGAAACAAAGCAAGAAAAGACAGCAATCGCAACTTATGGTAGAATGAATCCTCCTACTATAGGTCATGTCAAACTTGCAAAAAAGATTTTATCGGAAGCAAGAAGACATAAGGCAGAACCTTATATTTGTTTGTCTCCTACTCAGAATGCTAAAAAGGATCCGTTAGATCCAGAAAGAAAACTTTTTTATGTTGAAAAAACGATAGGTCCACATATTCATATCGATATTAAAGTTTCTCTTTTTGAAGCACTATCTGATTTGTATTCTAAAGGATTTAAAAAACTTGTATTTGTTGTTGGTAGTGATAGATTAAGTAAATTTTCAAAATGGATATCACAATATAATGGAGTAGAGGGAAAATCTCATGGATTTTATGATTTTACAGACATTGATTTTGTAAGTTCAGGAGATCGTGATCCCGATGCTGAAGGTGCCGCTGGAATGTCTGCATCAAAAGTAAGAGAGTTTGCAGTTTCTGGAGATATTGATAGTTTTAAAATGGGAACGAAGTTATCTGTTAAAGATACAAAGTCTATGTATAACGAAATTAGGAAGGCTATGAAAATTGAAACTATAGTTGTAGAAGATGCAAAAATGGGAAAACAGTCTGATGACAATCTTAGAGATAGGATGAAACAACTGCGAACCAGTGGAAAAACTGATATGCCTTCTTCACAATTTATGATTAAACGTATTAATAAAGAGATGAAGAAAAGAGGAATGAAAGAAGAACTAGATCGAAAGAAATTTCCGTCTAGAAAACAAATTCATAAAATGTGGGCTGATAAGCAACAAAAAAAGAAAAAAGAAATGGCGAAAGCCAGTCATCCAGGATATGATGAATCTGTTGACAAGTTAAAATTAAAAGCAGAACAGTCTGGCATTTCAGTTAAAATTTTACAAAAAGTATACACTCGAGGAATTAGTGCATGGAATACAGGACATAGATCAGGAACCACTCCCCAACAATGGGCAGAATCGAGAGTTAATTCATTTTTGACTGGCGGTAAAACTAGATTAATCGCAGATCAAGATTTATGGACTCAAGTTAATTCTAAGCATAGAACAAAGGAAGAAATGGATACAAATCACGCATTCAAAAAATGGTTAGCTATTAGTGAAGGAGATGTAGTTATAGACACTCCTCAAGGAAGATATGTAAAAAAGGGATCTGTTTCATCAGAAAAAATGAAAGCAAAAAGGGCTTTCAGAGATCATAAAGATAAAAAAGCAGTAACCAGTAGAATAGCTTCACCAATAGAAAGAAAATATCTTCAACGGAAAGATGAGGGATAATCATGGAATTTAAGACTCTTCACGAAGATTGGAAAACTTTAGTACCAGGACCTTTTACAGAGCCCGAAGATGATGCAATATATAAAGAATTTTTAAAAATAAAAGAGCAAGGTGATGTACATCATCATCATTATGCTAAAGGTGATAATCCTGATGATAAAAAAAAATTAGAAAAAAACGCTAAAGCAAAAGCAAAAGAAGGCGAAGCAAAAGCAGATAAACCAGACAGTAATGGTGAAGCAAAAGCAGATAAACCAGACAGTAATGGTGAAGCAAAAGCAAGTGGTAATGGTGAAAAAAAGAAGAAATTAGATCCCGTTGGAAAAGAAGATGGTGATATTGATAATGACGGAGATCAAGATAAATCTGATAAGTATCTAGCGAAAAAAAGAAAAGCAATTGGTAAATCAATTAAATCACAGAAAAAAACAAAAACTGAAGCTCCTATAAAATTAACAGGTGACAAAGAAAAAGTTAAACTTCATAAAGGGGTTGAAGAAGCAAGTACTTTTACAGATAAAGTAAGAGATGATAAAAAAAAGAAAAAGAGACACTTTGCTTTTGGTGGAAAAGGGGATGATAAACGCTGGGGTAAAGGTGGATATAGAAGAGGATCGAGAAGCAATGACGAAGAAGTAGAAGTTGAAGAAGGATGGAAAAAAGGTAAACATAAAATTACCGATGATAAAGGAAAAATAGTCAGTACTCACAGTTCTGGCGCCAAAGCAGAACGAGAACAACAGAAACTTATGCAAACGGGTGATCACAAAAAACTAACTGTTGCACAGGTAGGATCAAAAAGCATATGGAAAAATGAAGAAGTGGATCTTGAAGAAGGTGATGATCGAAGGGCACGAAGTGAAAGAGGAGCAGTAAACGACAAATCCAAAGATTGGTATGTTACCTTACTAAAAAAGCAAGAAGCCCTCCGAAGAAGCAAAAATACGCTTAAACATATGAAACACGGTTGGGATAAAGAGGCAGTCAAAGCCGCGGATGCTAAGAAAGAATCAGCACCTGGAAAAGCTCGGGAAGTAAATGAACTTACTTCAAAATTATTGGTAAGAGCGTGGCAGAAATCAAAAGTCAAAGCAGATGATGCTATTAAGAAAAGAGTAAGAGGCGATCATTCCATTTATAAATCTGCTGGAGAAGTTATTAAAAGAAGTAAGCAAGGTTCTAAATTTTACAAAGCCGCTATCGATAAAAGAATGAAAGAAAAAAAAGAAGAAGTTGAGGTTAATGAAGCAATAAATCCATTTTTTGCACAAAGTGCGCCCGGAAGTGGCAAGTGGCAGGGAGCAGACGACCATAGAGGATTTGATGATGACAAACCAAAGGCTAAAGTAGATATGAAGCAGGTGAAAACGGCCCAAAAAGATTTTCTTAGAATTTTGAACGATG